AGGTGGAAAAAATGATAATTGAAAATCCTGAGATTTACTTCGGAAAGAAAATTAAAGTTTTTTCCACAAGCGGGCGCATGACGATTGGGGAGCTCTATGGGTATGATTACGACTTTGACGATGATGGAAATGAGTTTCTGGAGTTCGACGTAGAGAATGAAAACGGTTTGCTGATCGGATTTACGGAAGATGAGATTAAACGCATCGAAATTGTCGGGGGAAGAGAATGACAAAAAAGATCAACGGAAGAATGTGGTACTGCTGCCCGCACTGCGGGAAAGCACTTTTCCCAATCCGGCCAGATACGAAGGTACAAAACATGCCATTCCGATGCAAAGCATGTAAGCACGATATCGAAGTGAATATTGCATAGAGCCAAGAGCCTGTGAGCCAAGAGCCATTGAACCGGTTACGAACTGTAACGGTTTGATGGCTCTTTCTATTTTGCCGAGAGGCGTAAAACCGCAGGGCGACGGCCCTGACAATAAACGGAGGTATTTATGAGCGAACCTATCAATAACCCTACCCCGGCCCCTGCGCCGGAGCCCGCCCCTGAGAAAACCTTCACTCAGGCGGAAGTGGATGCCATGATTGGCAAGCGGCTTGCAAAAGCCATGAAGGGGATGCCCAGCGAGGAAGAACTGACTGCCTACCGTACTTGGCAAACTGGACAGGCTGGTGATAAAGAACGCTGGGATAAGCTGACCGGCGAGCGGGACACCCTCTCCGGCAAACTGACCGCCGCGGAAAGCGAGCGGGACCAGTTGAAACGGGAACTATACGTTCTGAAGAAGGGCCTGACCGGCGAGGAAGCGGAGTTTATCGCCTTCAAGGCTGGGAAGATGGTGGACGATAAGACCACATTTGAGCAGGCCGTGGACGCTCTGACCGCTGACCGCAAAAAGACCACTTTTGACTGGACCGCTCCTGTGGGTGGCGGAAGCTCCAAAACAGGAGAAAACGACCTGATGAATGCCCTGATTCGGGGCGCACTGAAATGAAAGGAGAACCTAAATGGCTGTTGATATTATTGATAGAAGTAAACTTTCCGGGCTTATTCCTGAGCCCGTGACCCGTGAGATTATCCAGGGAGCCGTAACGGAGTCCGCCGTGCTGCGGATGGCCAGACGGCTGCCCAACATGACCAGTAAGACCCAGACCCTTAACGTGCTGGACGCGCTGCCCACCGCCTACTTTGTGAACGGCGAGGCTACGACTGGAGCGTCTGACTCCAAGGCATCCCTCAAAAAGACCACCAACATGGCGTGGGACAAGAAGAAAATCTACGCCGAGGAGATCGCTGTCATCGTCCCCATCCCAGAGGCGGTGCTGGATGACAGCGACTACGATATCTGGAGCCAGGTACGGCCCCGCCTCCAGGAAGCATTCGGCAAGGTCATCGACGCCGCTATCCTGTATGGCACGGACAAGCCCACATCCTGGCGTGAGGGCTTGGTTCCTTCGGCTACTACTGCAAACGCTGTTGTGACTGCTACCAGCGATATTTTCAAGGACATCATGGGTGAGGGCGGTGTGATCGCCAAAGTGGAGGAGAGCGGCTATATCCCCAACGGTGTGATGGCTGCTATCCAGATGCGGGCCAAGCTGCGCGGCCTGGTGGACAAGAACGGTCAGCCCATTTTCAAGACCGATATGCAGGGTGATACCCGCTACGCGCTGGACGGTATGTCCATGTACTTCCCTGTCAACGGCGCATTTGACCCGGAGGAATCCCTGGCCATTGTGGGCGACTGGAGCCAGTTGGTCTATGCTATCCGGCAGGATATGACCTTCAAGATCTTTGACAGCGGTGTGGTGCAGGACCCCACTACCGGAAACATCCTTTATAACCTGATGCAGAATGACATGGTGGCTCTCCGTGCCGTCATGCGGCTGGGCTGGGAGATCCCCAATCCCATCAACGCCTATAATGCGGGGCTGGAAAATGCTTTCCCTTTTGCTGTCTACGAGCCGGCGGGGGGTTAAGCGCGCGCCTCTCGGGGCTGACGATTGGCGCGCTGACACTAACTCCGTCGTTTGACCCAGATGCAACGGAGTATACAGCCAACACGACAAACGCCACCAACACCATCACCGCAACGCCAGAGGATGACGAGGCGACAGTAACCATCTTGAATGGCGAAACGCCCGTAAGCAATGGCGCGGCGGCTACCTGGGCAGAGGGGGCAAACACAGTTACTATCACAGTGAAAAACGGGGCGGCGCAGAAGGTTTACACCGCTACCGTCACGAAATCAACCTGAAAGAAGGCTCTGTAATGGCTTACGCAGACTATAGGTATTACATAACTACATACCTGGGGACAGCCATTCAGGAGGCCGACTTTCCCCGCCTGTCCCTGCGCGCGAGCTCCTTCCTGGATTACTACACGCAGGGCCGAGCGGCCCGTAATGCTGGCCTTGATGCGCTGAAAATGGCTTGCTGCGCCGTTGCGGAGCAGTATCAGGCCATTGATGCCGCCCAAGCGCTGGCGCAAAAGGCTCTGTCCGCCTCCGTGAAATCCGAGGGAGAACTGCAAAGCCAGAGCGTTGGAAGCTGGTCCAAGACCTACCGAAGCGGCGGGGACAGCGCACAACAGGCCCTGTCCTCCGCCCAGGCGGCGCAAGCCTCCCTTGGGGCTATCGCCCAGCAATATTTAGGGGCTACCGGCCTCCTGTACAGAGGGAGGGGGTGCGGATATGGATATGTTCCCCCATACTGTGACGCTCTATAACATTTCCGAGGACAGCGAATATCACATTACCTCCAATATCACGCTTCTGCAAGGAGTTCTGCTAGACGCTTCGAAAGGAGTTAATGTCAGGACGAGCGGTATCGAGGGAGCGGATGCCGTAAATTTATATATCCCTTTCTCTGTTTCTGCTCTGGATGGAATGAGTGGAAAAAAGAAGCGTTATGTTGGGCCGAAAGAGTACATGGAGTCAGAAAATAAAGATGAGCTCTGGACTCTGGAGCCTGGAAACAAATGCTTTTTTGCGAAAGGCAGGATTTTAAAGCCAGGCAATGACTTTCAGACCATCAACAGAGAAAACGATGATGTGTACCGTGTAACAAAGGTAGATGAGAAGGACTTCGGCGGCGAAATGTCCCACTGGGAAGTGGGTGGAGCCTGATGGTCAAGTTTGATATTCAAGTTGACATCCAGTCTGACGTTCTGGCAGAGCCAGCCAGCAGAGCGGAGCACATCCTGGCGCTTCAAATCAAAAAGGATACAACGCCCTTTGTACCTGCTTTGACCGGCTCATTGTCTACCCGGACAAGGGTGGAAGAAGGAACTGTAATCTATCCAGGTCCATACGCGAGATATCTCTACTACGGAAAATTGATGGTGGACCAGGAAACCGGGAGCAGTTACGCCACGAAGGGCAAGAGCAAGGTCAAGACGGACAAGGATCTGGTGTTTAACCAAGCCATGCACGTTATGGCACAAAGCCATTGGTTTGAGGCTTCTAAGGCACAAAACCTGAAGAGATGGATTGATGTGGCGGATAAGGCGGTGAAAGATGAGCTTAACCGGAAATAAAAGGAAAAGCCCCGTTTCTGGAGAGGAACAGGACAAGGTATCCAGAGCTGTCCTCCAATGCTTGAACCGATATCCGCAAAAGCCAGTGGATAAAATTGAATTTGAATCTCTGGACCCGGACGAGCCAGGTATGGCGCTGTCTGTGATACAGGGAGCCTATAAGGTGGAGGAGTATATCAACGGGTCCTACCTGGCGGAATACCAGTTCAAGATCATCTACCGTCTGCAACCTGACGGGACAGACGGGAGGCTGAAAGCCGACGAGAGCTTGAACCGGATGGCGGATTGGCTGACCCAGCAGACAGAAACCATTGATCTGGGCCAGGGAAAAACAGTGAAGGACTTGGTATGTAACTCCCGCTCCTCCCTGTTTGGACGATACCAGGACATGAGCGAGGACCATCAGATCCTGATGTCCATGACTTACGAAGTCCAGTAAAAACCTATTTGCACCTCGACAACTTCATATTGAGATAGCGGAAATTTTGGTGAAAAGGCCGCTCCCCAAAATAGAGAGCGGCCAAAATCATGATTCGCTTTTTGGAGAGTACCCAGAGCGGGCAAATACGTTCAGCAAGTCCCCATAGATAACGGAGTTACAGTAAAAGCCAAAGGTGAAGCCGAAGTTTGAAACTGGGTCAGAAAGGTGCATATAAGCCATCCCAGCCACTTCCTGTTCAAATTCCTGTGTGGTGCTGCTGATTTGTTCAGAGCCCTTTGCTCTTCCCCCACCCCTGCTCTGTGATACCTCTGATGTTTTTTTGTTTCCGGTTCCCACCAAAGCACCAACTAAGGTCCCGGCCCCTGGGAGGATCGCTGTTCCGACAGCAGCGCCAATTAATCTTCCAGTCCGTTTGTCACGGCCATGGCTCTGTGTGACACCTGAACTTCTGCTTTTTTCATTGTATTTTGTGACACCGGACGTAGTCGTAACGGTTTGATATCTAGGCCCTTCCCACTGAAACTCGGTGATTTTATAATGGCCTTCTATGTCATCAAAATAAATAAAGCCATCGTCGTTGACACGAAGGACCACAAAATGGTCTTTTGGCTTTAAGAAAAAGTTTTGTTTCCCAGATGTTACAGAAAGCTGGACCTGGAGTTCGTTGGACCGTATTTTTCGCACTTCAGCCGCACTTTTGAAAGAATCGAACAACGACATAATATCCCCTCCATTACACAAACTTCTACCCAGAAGATACCATATCATAGAAAAAAAGTCACGAAAAAATTTCCTTGACCTCGTTATCCCATCAAAGTTCCCGCTATCTCAATATGAGGTGGCGGGGATTTTTATTTAAAAAGGAGAATTTGGTATGGCAACCGAAAAAATCAAACGACCTCTGATTGCGCATTTTTTGGATACATCAAAATCCGCAACATACGAGGATGCCGAATGGTCCCGTATCGGGGTTAACGTGACAGAAGCATCGACTGAGTACAATCCACAGTCTGAAACCAGCCAAGATATTATTTCGGATTCTGCGTCCACAGAGATCACGGGATATCAGCCGACTATGCCAGTCAGTCAACAGTGTACTAAGGGAGATCCTGTATTTGAACTAGTTACAGAACTTCGCCGCAAGCGGGCTACTCTGGCGGAGTCGAATTCCTGGCTTCTGAATGTAGACCTGTGGGACGTGACCGGAGAAGACGTAAGCGCCACCTATAAGGCAGAGGTACAGAAGGTATCCATTCAAGTGGACACATATGGTGGAGCTGGCGGTGAGGCTCCTGTTCAGGAGTACACCTTGAATTTTATCGGAGATCCCATTCCTGGTACCGTCAAGATTACAAGCGGAGATCCGGTATTTACTGCTGATTCCGCCGTTGTGTAAGGAGGAGACTAGATGGAGAACAAGATAAGAGTCGCCTCCGGTGTAAAGAAAATCGAGGTAAATGACGATGGGGAGTTTATCTCGTTCCCCGTTTCCGATGACAACTTCGTTGTCCGCTTCTATCACCTGATGGATGGGATCGGGGAGCGGGCCAAGGAGATCGGGAGCGAAATTCCGGAAGATATTACTGGAAAGATCGAGGCGATGGAAAAGGTCGTCGCGGTGGAGAAGGAAACAAAGCGGGAAGTGGACGAGCTTTTTGGGGATGGCACCTGCCGAAAGGTATTTGGCGATATCCTTCCGAGCATGGACTTGTTTGTGGAGTTTTTTGGATCACTGCTTCCGTTCTTTGAGGAGTACAAGCAGGACCGAATGAGAAGGATGGGGAAATATGGGGCAGAGCGCACAGGCTCCAGCCTTTAATATCCTGCTGGACAGGCTGCCAGATAGTTACCAAGGGTGGCTAATCCGCACAGATTACCGGATTGGGATACAGATCGCTCTCTGCCTGCAGGACGAGGAACTTACCCAGGAGGAACGTGTTACGGAGGCTGTTTATCTTCTGTTTGGAAATGGACAGCCCCCCCTCCAAACAGCAATGGATGGTATTGCGTGGTTTTTACAATGTGGACAGCCAAAGCGGGAGGATGTTCCGGCGACTACCTCCTCACAACGGTTCTGGTTCGACTTTGACCACGCCAGAATATGCGCTTCGTTCCAAAAAACGTTTGGGGTGAAATTGCACAGGGAGAATCTACATTGGTTTGAGTTTATGTCCATGCTGGATTGTGTGGATGAAGATTCTTCCCTATCCAATGCCATCCAGCTCCGTGGAACGGACACCTCCAAAATGAAGGGAAAGCAGAAGCGGGATACAGAGCGGGCCAAACGGCTGCTGACACCGCCAGTCCATTATTCTGAGAGCGAGCAGGAAGCGATAGACGAGTTTTTCTCCAAGATAAAATGAACTGCCAGAACGAGGTGAGGACCAATGGCAGATAGATATGATGGCAGTGTACGCATCAAGGCGGAAGCTGACACTACCCCGGCGGAAAAACAACTTAAAAAGCTTCAGGAGAAGTTGGTCAAACAGACAGAACAGGTGGACAAGCAGGCCGCCGCTGTCAGAAAGCTGAAAGAGCAATACGACCAATTGTCCGCTGGAAAAACGGCCCCGAAAGGGGTGAGCCAGATGGAGCGGGATCTGAAAAAGGCCCAGGCGGAGGCCGCCAGGCTTGATGCTGAGTTTCAGAAGATCAACACCATGGCTGAATTTGACCGGCAGGCATATGGAAAGGTGGACCCAGGTCGGGAAAAGGAATTGAGCGAGGTCGCCCAGCGGCTGGCCCAGGCGGATGCCAATGTGGATGAGTTGAGCCGGAAGCTGGAGCGGCTTCGGGTGAACCCGTCGGCATCCGAGGACGCAAAACGTCTGGAGGAGAGTTTAAGAGCGGCGGAAAAAAGGCTGGAGGAGCTACAAGCTGCCGCCGCAAGCACCAAGAGCCAGATATCCGACTTGAGCGCACAGACCACGGGAGGCTTTGCCAAAGCGGGAACCCGTTTGAAATCTTTTGCGAAACAGTTGGGCAGTGGAGTGACAGGAGCAGCCAAAAAAGCCGGACAGGCAGCCGGATGGCTGAAAGAAAAAATAACTGCTCTTGGCCGGGAAAAGGGCTTTGATAAGGCCGGAAAATCGGCACAACGATTTTCCACACGCCTAAAATCTATCGTGGCCGGAGCCCTGTTTTTTAATATCATCAGCCGGGGGCTAACGGCGCTGACGCAGCAAATCGGGAAATATCTGACTGCAAACCAGCGGTTTTCTGACGCTCTATCCGGCATTAAAAGCAATTTGCTAACAGCATTTCAGCCAATCTATGACACAGTTATGCCAGCTCTAAACACGCTGATGGAAGGTTTGGAGCGTGTCACGGCACAGATGGCGGCCTTTATCGCCTACGTCTTCGGCACAACGGCCCAGCAGGCGCAGGAGAACGCCGACGCTCTGTATGACCAGGCCAACGCCACTGAGGAAGTTGGAAAAGAGGCAAAGAAGGCGGAAAAATATCTGGCCTCCTTTGATACCGTTGAAAGGATCGGAAAAGAGGAGGCTGGCAGCGGGAATACCGTGTCCGGGCCAAAATTTGACACAGATTTCTCCAAGGTGGAACTGCCCCAATGGTTAAAGGATTTTTGGAAGGTATTTCAAGATAGCTGGGAGCAGTACGGCGCAACCACTCTACAGGCTTTTCGAGACGCTCTGTCTTCCATTGGCGAGCTGCTTTCCGCAATCGGCGCTTCCTTTATGCAGGTTTGGACAGGAGGGCAGGGCCTTGACTTTCTGAATCTCATTCAGCAGGGCCTACAAGTCATTTTGGGCATCGTAGGGGATATCGCCTCCGCCGTTATGGCCGCATGGAACAGCGGGACCGGGCAGGCGGTATTGGACGCCCTGTTCTATATGCTCAATTCGATTTGGAAGCTGATCATTAGTGTCGGGCAGTCTTTCCGGGAAGCCTGGAATGATGGAAGTGGGGTGGAAATATGCAATACGATCCTAGACATTATTCGAAACATCTTCGAGATTGTTGGAAATCTGGCAAACCGGATCAGAGAGGCGTGGGAAGAAAATAACAACGGAGTGGCCATCTGGAGTGCGATTCTAGACATTGTCCAGGATATCCTAGACTCCTTTGACGAAATCACAGCAGCTACATCGGAATGGGCAACACAACTAGACCTGACTGGAATCGTAGAAGGGGTCAGGTCATTTTTAGAAGCATTGGAGCCTCTGATTGATTTGCTTCTTGGTGGTTTTAGCTGGGCATGGGAAAACATTTTACTTCCGCTGGCAAATTGGGTCATAGAAGATGCTGCGCCTGCGGCCATCAATGTACTTACTGAAGCAATTAAGGGGCTTTTCGATGTTCTTCAAGAGTTGCAGCCTATTTTCATGAATATATGGGAGATCGTGCGCCCCGTAGCGGAGTTCCTTGGAAAAGCCTTTGTGCAACACCTGGTTGCCTTAGCCGGTGGAATTGAGATTATCTGTACCGCAATCGCTGCATTCCTAGATTTGTTAAATCAGCTTGCTGACTTGGCTTTTCAGTTTGGACAATGGGTTGGTGGAGGCATATCTAGCCTGCTTGGAATTGGGAGTGGAAAAAACGCCCGTACAGCAGCTATTTATACACAACGGGATATCATGAGTGCATATCCCCACCTAGCCTCTGGCGCTGTAATCTCTCCTAATAGTGAGTTTCTGGCGGTGCTTGGAGATCAGCGTAGCGGAACGAACATCGAAACGCCTTTGGCGACGATGAAACAGGCATTTATGGAGGCCATCTCCGAGATGGGAGGAGTTGGGGGAGAAACGGCGGTCAACATAACTTTTGACGGGTCGCTCGCACAGCTTGCTAGAATTTTGGAACCAAAAATCAGTGTTGAGAGCGCCAGAAAGGGCCCGTCCCTGGTAAGCGGAGGTGTGTTCTGATGGCGGGTCTGTTTACTGTAGACGGAGTTTCCTATAAGGTTCGGGTCCCGGCAGGAGGGCTGACACGGAGCTTCCAGGTCCTGGACGGGAAAAACGCCGGACGGCTCCTGTCCGGGACCATGGAACGGGATATCATCGGGACGTTCTACAACTATCAACTACAGATTGAGCGGGAGGGGGCGAGCCTTGAGGAGTACGACCAGCTCTATGAAGTCCTCTCCGCTCCGACTAGCTTCCACTCTGTCACCTTCCCATACGGACAGAGTACGCTAACTTTCCAAGCGTATGTCACGGAAGGGAGCGACAACCTGCTGCGTCAGTCTGGCGGAAAAAATTATTGGACAGGATTAACCATCAAGTTTGTGGCTAAGAGCCCGGAAAGGACATGAGATGGGGAATAACAAGATTAGATATCTGGATCATGTCTTTGGGGAAGAAGATGACATCAAAAAGGGAAACTGTTATTTGGTCGGTACACTGTTGGGAGATTCTTTGTCCATTAACACCCTGGAATTTGACGTGGAGAGTGACGATTCCACACTAACACAGTTCAAACGAAATGACCCGGTTATCTATGAGCACAATGGAAAACAGATCGGCATTTTCTATGTGCAGAACATCGAGCGGATTGGCGCTACTACATACTCCTTTTCGGCTGTTTCCGCCTTGGGCATTTTGGCTGAAGGAAAGCACTACGGCGGGATATACACGGGTCAGACAGTTGCCGAAATCCTCCCAGATATCTGCGGGACCGTGCCCTATGAAATCAAAACCAATCTGACGGAAATCAAGCTGTATGGGTGGCTGCCCATTGCATCGCCTAGGGATAATTTGGCACAGGTACTGTTTGCCATAGGAGCCGTGATAAAGACTGATTTAGGCGGGGTGCTGCGCATAGAAAGCTTATGGGATGGGATATCCGGTGAGCTGACGCAGAACCAGATGTACGAGGGACCGTCCATTAAATATGATTCCGCAGTAACCCAGGTGGTAGTCACAGAACACCAATATGTGGAGGGCGGAGAGGAAACCAAGCTGTTTGAAGGAACTGCCCAGCAAGGGGATATTATCACATTTAATAGCCCGATGTATGAGCTGGTTGCTGACGGCTTCTCTATCTTGGAGAGCGGGGCCAACTACGCAAAGGTTTCCGGCGGCTCTGGCACGCTGAAAGGGAGGGCGTATATCCATAACACCAGAGAGGTGGTAAGGGATGTATCTGAGGCGGCAGAGCCTAACATTAAAACGGTGAAGGACGCAACGCTGGTCAGTCTGGTAAATTCAACGGCGGTAGCGGAGCGGCTGGCTAATTATTTCCAATGGACCGAAACAATACAGGCTCCTATTGTATACCAAGGAGAGGTGCCGGGTAACCGTGTTGCGACATGGCATCCTTATGACAAAACGGGAGTCACCGCCTGTCTGGAATCCGCTGACATCAACCTGTCCAACACGTTGAAAGCGGACGAAACGTTGCTGGTTGGATTTGTGCCGCCGAAATTCGAGCAGGTAGTAACATATGATGAGCATGAAGTGCTGACAGGCTCTGGAACCTGGACAGTCCCGGAGGGCGTTACACAGGTAGTAGTGGTCTTGATTGGAGGCGGCGGAGCCGGTGGGAATGGGAATGATGGTACAGGCGATTTTTATGGTGGGTTTGGAACCGACAAATATGACACACAAACTATTTCCATTTATACATCTGATTCCGCTGGACAAACGAAAACCGGGAACGCTAGCATCACGGCAACTGGAAGCACAACAGAAGCGGGCACTGGTGGTACGGGAGGAAGCGCCGGATCTCCCGGAAAGGTTTATCAAAAGACAATCGAGGTTTCAGCGGGAGAAACTATCTCCTATATTTGTGGCTCTGGCGGTCAGTCCAATGGAGCTAGTGGAGAGGATACTGTTTTTGGAGAAGAGTCTTCCGCGTCTGGATCGGCGGAGTCCGCTGGGTATACAGATATCGTAACAGGAATAACTTACGCAAAATCTGGTTTGCCTGGGTCTGATGGGGCAGACGGAGGAACCGCCGGAAATAATGGCGGGGACGCTGGAGAAATAGCTGGCGGTACTGGCAGGCCTTCTTACAGCAACCAAAAAAATGGAAGTGACGGCGGATCGTATGCGAACTACACATCGACTTATTCCGTAAACGCCTCTGTTTCTTCGTCCGGTTCAGGTGGCGGTGGCGCTGGAGGTCCTTCTGGCGCAAACAATGGAACCGCTGGGTCTTCTTCAACCGCACCGAGTTTTAATCTTTCAGTCAGAGAACCTAGCGGAACTGGAACTTTCATACCTTCAAAGGCCGGGTCTGGTGGAAAAGGCGCTGACGGAGCATCCGCCGCATTGTATGGATGCGGCGGCGATGGAGGCGGTGGTGGAGGCGGCGGAGGGGCCGCTGGCAACTATAACCTTACGGTCCGAAATAATGCATCTATCAAAATAACATCTACTCCGTCCAGTACAAGAAAAATAAATTTTTCAGCGCACGTTAAAACCTACGATAACTATTCTGGTAGTGGCGGTGCTGGAGGCGCTGGAGGAGCTGGTGGGGACGGATGCATCATCCTCTACTATGGCGCACAGAAAAAGATTGAATCCGGCCCCGTAATGGACCGCACTGGCCGCTTTATTCTGGACAAGCTGGGCCGAAGATTCGTCGTGTGAGGTGAGATACCATGACAATAGAAGAGAGGCTGTCCGCCCTGGAACAGAGGATTTCTACCATGGAGTTACAGGCGCTTGCGGAGGAAACACCCACGAGCTACTACACCAGCAAATACAGTGGGGAAGAGATAGACGCACTTCTGGATAAGGTGGCCGCTATGACACAGGAGGTTGGCGTATGATTTACATGACCGATTGGAATATCTGTACGCCCCCCGGTTTTTCCCTTGGATTTGAGGGTGATAATGAGGTCACTTCTCTGGAAATATCCACTGACCTGCCGGAAGGGTGGGACTTAAAGGTTGATGTGGAGAAGGATGGGCAGAAGAACATCATCCAGCTTTCCCGTGATGGGGAAGTGTACAGCGCTCTGCTTACCGCCTCCATGCTGGCGGATGACGGTACATACGCCATGCAGGTTCGGGGCACTCTGGGTGACCAGGTTCGGCACAGCAACCTGTTTTATGCCACGGTGTTTAATAGCATCAATGCGGTAGACGCATTCCCACCGCCCCTGCCCTCCGAGTTTGAGCAGATGGAGGACCGTCTGACAGACATTAACAATAATCCGCCAAAACCCGGCACAAACGGGACATGGCTCATTTTTAACCCGGATTCCGGGGAATATGAGGAATCAGATATACCATTACCAGAGGGCGGCGGTGGTGGCTATAGGATCGGCCACGGCCTACTGCTGGACAGAGAAACGAATACACTTTCTGTAAATGCGGTGAGCGACTTCGAGGGGGATAACACCCTTCCCATTACTGCGGCGGCGGTGCAGGATACTGTTGGAAATATCGAGATCCTTTTAGGGACGATTTGAAAGGTGGTAAAAAATGAGCGTAGCAACTGAAATCAGCCGCATCCAAACCGCACGAAATACGATCCGTGCGAAAGCGGTAGAGCTTGGTATTGGCACGAGCGTTGACACATTGGACAAGCTGGCGACAGAGATCGAGGGTATTGAGAACCGGGGCGCTGTATCAGCGCAGGTACAGGAGGGCGATACATACACCATCCCGAAGGGCTACCACAACGGAAGTGGCACGGTGTCCGGTGTGGCTGGGGGCGGAAACTATAACCTCCAGAGCAAGAGCGTTACGCCTACCAAGGTTCAGCAGAACGTGACTCCAGACCCCGGTTATTACGGACTGTCTGATGTGACGGTAGCTCCGATTCCCGATAGTTACCAGGATGTGTCTGCTGTGACCACCACTGTGGCTGACGTGCTGACTGGAAAGGTATTTGTAGATAAGACGGGTAAGGTTTCTACCGGCACCATGCCAAACAATGGGGCCGCAAATAAAACACTTACAGCGGAGGAACCATCATACACCATCCCCAAGGGGTACCATGCTGGTACTGGTAAGGTGCAGATTGTCCCAGAGACGAAGACCGTCACGCCTACAAAGTCCGAGCAGACTGTGGAGGCAACAGAGGGCAAGGTGCTTTCCTCCGTCACCGTGGGAGCTATCCCAGAGGAGTTTGTAGACACAACAGACGCCACCGCAGAGGCTGGACAAATCCTGGATGGGGAAACTGCCTATGTTGGCGGCAGCAAGGTCACAGGTACGATGCCAGATAATGGGGCAGTTACCCAAACGCTGACCGTTGCGGCTCCATCCTATACGATTCCGGCCGGACACCATGACGGGACTGGAACAGTATCTATCACGCTGGAGGAAAAGACCGCAACCCCCAGTAAGTCCGCCCAGACGATTGCGCCAACTACTGGAAAGGTGCTGTCTAAGGTCACCGTTGGAGCCATTCCAGCCGCATATCAGGACGTAAGCGGAGTAACGGCTGCTGCGGCTGATGTGCTGACTGGTAAGAAGATCGTAGATGCGAAAGGCACATTGGTATCCGGCTCCATGGCGAATAACGGCGCTGTTTCCGGTACCATCGATGGCCTGACCACGACCTCCTATTCTGTGCCTGCCGGGTACACCTCCGGGGGCAGCGTGAGCTTGACCAGTGACATTGAGGAAGCCCTTGCGGCCATCTGAGGAGGTGCGGCATGAGCGTACAGAGCGAGATTGACCGCATCAAGAAGAATGTGAATGACACACTGAAAACTATTAGTGATACCGGCGTGACGGTTGGGGCCGGTAGTGATTCCCTTCCCACTGCGGCCGCTGCCCTGGCGAATGAGAAGCAGGATAAACTCACCGGCACCCAGGGTCAGGTGGTTGGCTTTGACAGCGGGGGTAACGCCGTACCACAGGATGCACCACAATCTGGCATGACCCAGGAACAGGCCGACCAGAGGTATCTCCAGTTGAGCGGAGGGACCATGACGGGGGAGTTGGTGCTGGAGGTTGTTGAGTCCCCTGATCCGGTAGACGAAGGTACAGATCACAGAGTGCAGTTAGTTGTGAATGGAGATTTTTTGGGTCTTGAGAAGTTACCGCTGATCGGGATTTCTAGTAATCATGATACGGCATATATGTTTGCCAATCCAGGAGAGATTGATGCTTTCACAAGTCCGGGCTCTGGCATTGTTCAAAAAGTAGACTGTGGGGGCGTGTTTTTCTATAACGTAGGGGGCGCAAAAAAAACCGGCTTTGCGGAAAATGATGCTTATCTGCCTACGATGGACGATGTAAAGGAGGAACTCCGCAATTCTAGACCAAAATCCACCCTAGTTACCCTCCCCCTCTCCGCTTGGTCCAACAACACCCAGACTGTTACAGTTCCGGGTGTGCTTGCGGATGAGAGTAAACAGTTGATTCAGCCAATGCCAACTATTGCGGACCAAGCGGTGTATTCTGCCGCTGGGATATCCTGTACGGGACAGGCGGCCAACAAATTGACATTCAAGGCGCAGACGGTCCCGACAGAAGATGTACAGGTTTATGTGGTAATCCAGGAGGTAAGGACATGATTTTTAGTTGCCCTGCCAAGCCGTTTCCGAAATTGCTTGAGTTTACTTTTCAGAATGGGTCAGGCTCCGTTGTGCATGGGCCTTATTTCGCTGAAGAAGGCATGGATTTTTCGGACTGGGTCGTATCTCCACATAATATCGATGGGTTTAAACTTGTTGATTCCCTGAAAGGTCTGACCGCTCAACCTCCACCTTATCTTGTCACAAGTGATGAGCAATTTTATCTTACCGTAACTGTTAATACTCAAATAATTGATGGCGAGGTTTATGTCATCGCTATGAATATGTAACTATTCTCGATTGCAACGAAAAAAAGTTAAAATTTCGGAGGTAATGGCATGATACTGAACCCGGTGATACAAGGTGGGGGAGCCGAGGAAAAGGAGTACACGATTACAAACAATACACAGCTCAGTTTCCCGACGAGCGCAAAAGCTGGAGAATATGTTTATGCGAGAGGAGCCCCAGGTGCATCCCTGTCTATCGATGCGGATAATTACAACGTCACTTTGCCGTACAGAGAAGGGGATTTTTTGGGGCCGACAAATATAACTGCCCGTGCTCCGAAGGCAAGTTATTTATTTGTTATGCCAGCATCAAACGTAACCATCAATTAACTACCCGAAAGATGGTGGTCGTATAAAAGGAGATTCTTGAATGGCAGATGAAAAATGTATCTTAGACCCACGGCGGGATTGCATAGGGAAGGCGGAGGCCGCCAAGCTGGAGGGAAGAATCAAAGCCCTGGAAGAATGGCGGGAGGATTCCAAAGACTTCCACGCCAAGTTTTATGATTGGCAGAGACAACAGATTGCGAGGGACGCAAGGCTGGACGAAAAGTTAAATGGGATGGATGCCAACATTAAGAAGGTGCTGGCCAAACAGGAATCCTGTGAGTTGAAACCAGCCAAGCGCTGGGATGCCATTGTGGACAAGGCCATTTGGGCAGTTCTGGCGGCTGTGATTGCCTTTATCCTTGCCAAAGTCGGATTATGAAGGGAGGTGAACGTATGCAGGACCTTGTAAAACGGCTAACAAACCTTCTGACCGTCAAATCTCTGGTGACCATCATCCTAACGGTCGTGTTTGCCTATATGGCGGTCAGCGGACAGATCAGCGCAGACTTCATGACTATCTACACGGTGGTGATTGCCTTCTATTTTGGAACCCAGTCAGAGAAAAATTCCAATAAGAGCAATACATAATTTTGATAAGAAAAGGAGATTGAACTATGAACACCGAAATGCTCTATGAACTGTACGAAATCACTGAGAAGAACGACGCCCCCGATTTGGCTACTGTGGGTATGGCTATGCTCCGGGAGAAGCACCCTGAGATTACCCACGAGGAGGCCAGGGAGATGCGTGAGTTTACTGGCCGCCACGGTCAGGAGCTGGCCGCCGCCTTCCCTGACAAAGAGGCGTTTGAGGCCGCCGTTGAGGCTGGCATCCAGGCTGACAAAGAGGCCGCCGAGCAGGCGGAGCAGGCATAAGAAAAAGCCGCCTTACTGGGCGGCAGGAATTGACAGAAAGCGGACCCTCTGATAGAATGATTTTGTCCCACAAGGGACCGGAGGGATACTGCAACAACGGCAGGCGGTTAGCCACACTCCCAGAAGGGAGGTGGTGCTTATGGTTACATACTCTGATCTGATCCAGATCGGTATTTTGATCGTAGGCATTTTGGGTCTGATTCTTCAGATCACAAAACGGAAATGACCGCCCTCTCGTCCAAAAGATAGCGGTCATTCCGTGATCGTATTTCCTTTGGGCTAACCGCTTGTCGCAGTCATCCCTTCGTCATTATTATATCAGATCAGGCCGCTTTGTCAAGTAGACGGGGCGGCCTTTTGCCGCTCTGGGAGGATATCATGAGAATCATACAACAGTATTTGACCAGAAATGACTGTTACAGGGCCGGGAGGGCCATCCGGCCGCAGGGGGTAATGGTACACTCGACCGGGGCTAATAACCCCTCTGTGGCCCGCTATGTACCCGGAGATGATGTAATTGGTCGGAATCAGTACGGGAATGATTGGGACAGGCCTGGACTGGAAAAGTGCGCCCACGCCTTTGTAGGCCTCTTTGCAGACGGATCGGTGGGTACGGTCCAGACCCTGCCCTGGAACTGGAGAGGCTGGCACTGTGGCCGAGGAAAGAACGGCAGTGCAAATGATACCCACATTTCCTTTGAAATCAGCGAGGACGGCCTGGAGGATGCCAGCTATTTTAAGGCGGTGTACCAGGAGGCCGTGGAGCTGACAGCCTATCTCTGCAAGGAGTATAACCTGGACCCGTTGGCTGACGGAGTGGTAATCTGCCATCAGGAGGGCTACCGCAGAGGGATCGCCAGTAACCACGGGGATGTCCTTCACTGGTTCCCTAAATTCGGCAAGACCATGGATGATTTCCGGGCGGATGTGGCCCGATGGATGGAAGGAGAGGATGAGACTGTGACCTACGAGCAGTGGAAGGAGTACATGGACCGCTATCTGGCCGAGCGAGCGGAGCTACCGGCCAGTATGCCGAAGCTGTTTGCAGAGGCCAACGAGCTTGGCCTGACAGATGGGACCCGACCTATGGCATTTGTCACTCGTGAGGAGAGTGCCGTTATGGCACGAGCGGCGGCGTTGAAGTAAGGAAAGGACGTGGAGCATGAGCGCAAGAGTAAAGCTACCGGAATCGCTTGACAAGCTCTTGCGCTCTCAACTGGAGGAGGCCATCCACGAGGCCGCACTCCACCGGGACGATGAACTGATCGCCAGACGATATCTTATTGACAAATGGTGTCAGATGGATATTGCGGCGGAGCTGGGATGGCGCAGGGCCACGGTGGGAGACCACATCAAACATATTTTGGAACGGGTGGAAAATGTATCCGCCAAGCTCTACACAAACCGTACATAAAACGTACACAACCCCGACTGGGACCGTACCCAGCCGGGGAATTTTTATGCGACAATATAGACATGGAGGACGTGGGGAACAAGGGCTGTACACGTCGCCGCCCTCCTCACGGACTCCTTATTTTTATACAAAGGACGTGTGATATATGACCCCGGTAGAGAGATTGATTGCCGCTGGCATCCGCCCGGACTGTGCCGCTGAGAGTGTGATGTGCTATCAGGCCCAGGGGGATGACTATGGGCTCCAAAAATACTTGGACGAGGTAGAAGCAAGAAAGGAGGCACTGGACAATGGCCGGATTTCCTAATTATACATACCCCGCTTACGGCGGCTACAACCCTGTAACTCCGTTTGCGCCCGCTCCACAGGTCTACCAACCTATGCAGCAGCCCGTTCCACAGCCTGTACAGTCCGCCCAGACGGTTGGGAGTACAAACACACAGCCCAACTTTTTCTGCCGTCCTGTGGCCTCCAAAGAGGAAGCGTTGGGTGTCCCAGTGGACTTTATGGGTGCCCCCATGTTTTTCCCGGACCTTGCTCATAATGTGGTCTACATGAAGCGGTTCAATACCAATAGTGGGTCGGCTGATGTGTTTGAGTTTAAGCTCGATGCGCCCAGAGAGAAACAGGAACAGGTCCCCACTCAGGTAGCGGCCTTTGCACCGCTGGATGAGTTTATAGACATGAAGGACACAGTACAAAATTTAAAGGACGAGGTTGATAGATTGAAAAAACCTACTGGAAAGGCAGTGAAAAAGAATGATGCCTCCAATGATGAATAATCCAATGATGGCAATGCTCCAGATGGCACGGAACGGCGGAAATCCCATGCAAATGCTCCAACAGATGGCTGGGCAGAATCCACAGGCCGCCCAAGCTATGCGGCTGATCCAGGGGAAGAATCCGCAACAGCTCCGCCAGATTGCGGAAAACATGGCAAAAGAGCGGGGCGTTGATCTGAATCAGATGGCCCATCAAATGGGCATTACATTGCCTAAGTAAATAAAGCACTTTATCAGTTTTCGGGTCTTGATAAAAACCGCTCTTTGGAAACATCCGGGGAGCGTACGGCCCCGATGTAATAACTGATAAAGGAGTATATACAATGGACAACGATTTTGCGACTGGCTATGCGCTGGGCAGCGATTCCAACGGCGGAAACTGTAACAATGGCGGCTTTTGGGGCGGTGACGGCTGGTGGGCTATTATCATCTTCGCCATGATTTTTGGCTGGGGCCGAGGCGGTTTCGGCGGCTTCGGCGGTGGCGGTGCCAGCACTGATCCTGGTCTCCAGGGCCTTGCTACCCGTGCCGATGTAAACGAGGCCATTGCCTTCAACGGTGTGGAGCGCGGCATCTCTGCTATTCAGCAGGGCATCTGTGACAGCACCTATGCCCTAAACAACAGCATCACCAACGGCTTCAATAACACCAATGTTGCTCTGCTTCAGGGCTTCAACGGCATCCAGTCCCAGATGTGCAACATGGCCGCGCAGGCTCAGGATTGTTGCTGCCAGACCCAGCGGGCCATTGACGGTGTGAATTACAACATGGCCACTAACACCTGCGCCATTCAGAACACTATCCAGGGCAGCACCCGCGATATTTTGGAAAACAACAATTCCAACACCCGTGCCATCCTGGATTTCCTGACTCAGAGCAAGATTGATTCCCTCCAGGCTGAGAATCAGTCCCTCAAGCTGGCTGCGTCTCAGGCTAACCAGAACAGCTATCTGACCGCCACTCTGGACGCTCAGACCTCTGAACTGATCCGGCGCATCAATCCCATGCCCGTGCCAGCCTATCAGGTGCCCGCCCCCTATCCCTACTGCGGGGCCTATAACAGCGGCTGCGGCTGTGGCTGCTAAACTGGTCGAAATCGACCACTTTAAATTTCCGGCGCTGCCGTGACTATTTCGGGGCGGTGGGCAACAGTCTGCCGCCCCTGATTTTTGGAGGTAAAATATATGTCTTGCAAACCTGTATGTAAGCTCTGTGACCGGCTTGTGCTCTCACAGGCGGTCACCTTTACTGGTGGGAATTTGGAGATCAACCTGCCTGCTGGTTCCTACAATAACGGAGAGAATTATTGTATCGTTGTGGCCCAGGCGATCCCTGAAACTACCACTATCAATGCTCCGGTATATATCACCATCGGGACCGGGACAACGCTCTACCCGCTGACCAAGCGTAACTGTGCTCAGGTAACTGCCTGTGGTATTCGTACCCGCACCCGCTACTCCGTCTGTGTGGTTACTACTCCCACCGGCGGCTCGTTCCGTATGCTGGGCGCTCCCTGCTGCTCTCCCAGCAACAACCTTTCCAGCATTGACGGTGGGACCGCCGCTGCCCCTGCGACATAAAGGAGGGATACAGTATGAAACGATCTACTAAAATGCTTCTGATGAACCAGGGGAAAGAAAAAGGCCGCCATTTCGGGTTTGAGTATGATGATTGGCGGGCTAAAGACCGCTATCCGTATCCTGACCGGGTAGAGGACCGCTTCCGCGACCGCACTGGCCGTGAGCACTACGACAATGGACGGTATGCCCCAATGTCCGCAATGATGGAACCGGAGGACAGAGGATATCGCAGATATTCAGACGGACGGTTTGCGCCAAGGTCGGATATGTATGGGCCTGATATGGGGCGCTATCTTCCCTACCATGACCAACCCATGGGCCATTTTGACGAGAACCAGCATTGGCCGATAAACGATAGATACGAGGGCCGTCCAATTGGGTTCAATCGTGACTGGGTACAAATGGGAAGTTCCGATGCGAGCGTGCCTCAGTATCGAGAGATGGACCACATTCCTGGCCATCGTGCTATGAGTGGATATTCTGACAGCAATTATTCCCCAAAGTTTGACCAGAAAATGGCCGATGAGTGGACCAGCCACATGGAGAATGAGGATGGAACAAATGGAGCCCATTGGACATTCGACCAGGCAAAACAGGTCATGGCACAACGGAGCCTAGATTATGATCCCTACGAATTTTGGGCCGCACTCAATATGATCTATTCCGATTATGTTAAAGTGGCCAAGAAATTCGGAGTGGGGGATAAGATCGACTTCTATGTCGATATGGCGAAAGCATTCCTGGACGACAAGGACGCTGGTCCCGATAAACTGGCGAAGTATTATAAGTACATCGTAAGATAAAAAAGCCCGCCCTCAAAATTGGGGGCGGGCTATTCTGTAAAGTGAAAATACTTTTCCACCACATTTTCCACCACTTAAAGGCACAAACAGGCACTAAAAAGATGTTTACTCTGCCTTTGAATGAGAAAGAAAAATTCCCTGAAAGCACTGGAAATAAAGCACTTTCAGGGAATTTTAGCTTGGCAGCGGGAGAAGGATTCGAACCCTCACAAACAGAGTCAGAGTCAGTGCGCAAAAAAACTCAAAGTAGCTGTCGCTCTATGTATTCGAGCAACTGAAAAATTTCTTTCCACCATCTTTCCCACCACTCCCGTCTAAAAGTGCAATATTTTGGTGCAAAATCAAGTTGTCCCGGTGAGTATAAATATTAGCTGTTATAGATATGTCAGAATGCCCCATAAGCTCTTTCGCTACATTGATAGGAACACCAGCTTTTTGCAGGTCTGTACAGAATGTATGCCGTAAACAATATGGTGTAAGATCGTCAGATAATTTGCTTTCTATGATCTGATTCCGATAGACTTTGGCTCCCATGTAGATATCCAACTCCCGGCAGAATGAGCGCCAACGGCGATACATAGTATCGTCATCCATACGGCCACCCTTTGCGTTAGGAAATACTGGAGCAAACAGGTCCCCTTTAGCCTCCAAGAGTTTTGGAAGGAGTTTGGAGTGTATTGGGATGTCACGCACTCCAGATGCAGTTTTTGGCCCCTTGATGGTCATAGAGCCGCTTTCTTTTGCTGTGTGTACATGTATCTCATTGCGCTTAAAATCAACATCAGACCAAGTAAGAGCGGCTGTTTCTCCCGGCCTCATACCTGTGTATAGCAAAGTTAGTATCCAAAGGCCAGAGGAATGATATTCTGATACAGCCAAGATAGCAGCTCTTTCTTCCTCTGTAACGGATCGGCGTTTTCCCTCTTTGACGTGTGGTAGCTCTAACAGTTCCGCTGGATCATATGGAATGAGCCTAGACTGTCTGGCTCTTTTGAACATTTCCTGGAGAACCATACGAATTTTTTTGACATGAGAAGCGGACTTTCCGGCCTGTCCATTTAATATACGTTGAAGGTGTACGTCCTTAACTTCTCTTAGCTTCATATATCCGATGGCTGGCTTTATATAACCGTTAAATTTTTCATCATACATGCTAAGGCTCTTTGAGGTAAGACCTTTTGGGTCCTTGTAGGTCCTTTTCCATTCTATGTACCACGCGCTTACAGTCATAGATCCGCCTACGACTTCTTCACCACGCTTGGCGGCGGCGATTTTCTCGGCCAGTTTTGTCATGGCCTCTAATTCAGTTTTCCCAGTGGCCTCGTACTTTTTTCCGTTGTACCTGGCTGTCTTTCGGACATAATCTTTAGACAT